TTCTTTAAGAATCCGTTCTTCAGTATTCACGATGAATCGAGTCAAATTATTGTCAAACGTCGTTTCTGAATTATCCGTGTAATCCTGAATCGCCGTTTTCAAAGTTGCGAATGTAAAAGCCATCTTATGGACTCACTGTTATGGGACCAGCGGAAGATTCTCCACCGCCACCTTTTCCCGCAACTCCGGATGTTTCCGAAGAACCGCTGTCACTAACATCAAAAGTATAAAAATCAGAATCTACCTTTGTTACAGAATACCCTGCGGCTGCTTCTATAACAGAAGATGTGAACCCGCTAGTTCCATCAGAGGCCCTTCCAAATCCCCCCACCTTTCTAAACCGTACTGTATCTCCCGTGGACCGATCATGACCGGGGCTGAAAACTTTAATCACACTGGAACCGGACGCTCCTGAAATAAAAGAGTTAAACCCAAGAAGAACTTCAACAGCCGGTTCTGTTCGATCTGGACGTGCGTTACGCAAGGCTTGTGGGTCGGCCATAAATTTCGGGGTGTCCAATTGAGGCTGTTTGGATTCCCACTCGTCATTTCCGACCAGTAAACCGTTCCATTCTTTTTTCATAGTCCTTAGTTTATAGGCCGCTCCGGACCTGTCGGAAATTCCCAAGGCATGTTTTTCAGAGGCATAGCGGGGCATTGTCAGACCGCCCTTAAAGAAGAAGCTGAGGGAACAAGTATAAGAGGAACGCGATCCTGATCTTCACTGGCAGCCCTTACAAATTCTTCTTCATAAATAGATTTGAGAAGTTGCACACGCTCCGGTGCCTTTTTTATCGCTAGGTAATAAGCCAGCCCAGCCGAAAGACAGGGGTAAAAACGCCAAGGCACCTCTACTGTATCAACAGAAGCATCCGCGTCATCTATTCGGACAATCCTATCATATATAATTTGATCCGTGCTATTTTCTGGAGAGGGCCAAATGCGGTAAACCGGAGTTATCAAGCGGTCCACATAATATTGAATAACCCTCCCCGTCGTCGTTTTATCTGGAATACGAAGATAATCATCTCTTCCAATTCGATTAATGGAAATATCGGTGCTGCTGCGCCGCACTACAGCAGACAAAATGTCCACAGAAGATTGAACATCACTTAGCGACGGGACAGAGCTGACTGTCGTAGTAGCACCGCTTGAAGAACCAGTAATGGTTTCCGCTGCTGTAAAAGTTCCGGATGGAACCGTTATAGTCATGGAAGTGGAAAGAGGCTTTGTTATGACAGAAGCAGTTACAGCACTGGTTCCTCCGGTAATAGTTTCACCGATAGTAAAACTGCTGCTATCTGCTACCGTTAGCGTGATAGTTCCCAGCGGATATTCAGTGATACCGGAAGCAACCGTTTGGGTCACTTCGGCCACCGTCCAGAGATTTAATCCTCTGTTAGCCCAGTCCGCGAATAAAAGATTTAATGATCTCCGTGCAGTCCTGGCATCGTAACCTGTTCTTAGCTGTAAGCCGCATCGTTCAAATGCTTCCTCTATATATTCAGCTACATCAGGCTCGAAGTTTTTTGATCCAGAAAGCGCCATAAACCCAAACTCCTATTGTTTCATCCCATCAATAAGGATCTAACGCCCACTAGTATCTGACCTAGTATCAAAAAGCCCACTCCCCATAAAATCCGCGTGATATTATCTATGGACTTTTGAATATGGTGAAGGTCGTTGCTTTTTATCGCCTCAATCTTCTCCGACAATAGTTTAATCTCTCCTCGAATTTGAACTATTGCCAGTTCGTTTTTTCTGTCGAGGTCAACCATTTTTAGAACTCTTTAATACAGTACAAAGTAACGGAATAAGTATCTCCGCTAGTAGCACCAACTGTAGTAAATTGGATATCCCCTGTTTTGCCGCTTCCAGCGTAATTAGGCAAACCACTGATGTCGGAAAAATCCAACGTATCCGAATAATCAGCAGGAAGTTCCATTGCGATTACATCAGCAGTCGCATCCCAAAGAATTTTTACGCCCATACCTACATTGGAAAAAGCTACTTTTTCCAATCGAACTCCGGTACAGGTATCCAGATTCGGACTCTGAGATAAGGCAGATACATCCACTTTTGTTACAGCGGCTTCTCCGTCCCCATCACTGGTATTAGTACAATAAATGACCGCTTTTCTAGGACCATCTATTATTGTGGTTGTCGCTACAGCATCAGCCATGTGACTCTCCTGTAAATCAAAGAATTAGGGGGCCACTACCCCCTAATCCTAATCATGTTAGTAACTAACGCCACGATCTTGGGCGACCATGATGTAGTCAATACTCATTGACTTCGTCCCTGTTGCATTACCAGAGATTTCCATGGCGGCGTGGGTCATATTGGCTGTGGGAACATTGGTAGTGTGTGTGCCTACCAGAGTCCGGTTGATATAAAACCGGACCTTATCGGTAGTCGTTCCCTTAGTAGCGACAAAGCTGACAGTTACATCTGTTGCATCAGAGAAATCGTAGGTGGTCCCTGACAAGGTTGTATCGGTCTCGCTGTCACTTGATTCCGTAATTATATGAGGAGTTGCGTCACCATCGTCGATCTGAAAACCAATCCTATTTGATGCCGTAAGGCAATTTTCAGGGTTAGTAACAAAGTTTTCGCAAACCCCAATAAAGAGATCCATCTGGTCCGCATCCGACATTTGGAAACGAGCCTCAAAGTAAAGTTTTTGAGCAGCCGTGGAAGGAAGCCCCCAGATTTCATTTCCTTGAATGGAACTACCGTCATTATCGGTGGTTGCCGCAGAAGTGAGATCCACAACTCCATTTAAAGCATCCGCCTGTAGTGCCACGGCAGCACTGGAGTCTTTTACAACGGTCCAGTCGTTGGTGGCATCCAAGACGATACTAGTAAAGTCATCCATGAACCGGGTTTGATCCGGCCACGTTCCGATATTAAGATTTTCGAGAGTAGGCCGCGCCGCTGAAAACAGAACCGGGCCTGAAAAATGCGTGTTCGCCATAACAAGTACCTCCTTACGAGAGGGTTTGCCCTAGAGTCTTCGTAAGCGTCTGCTGGGACAGTCGCTAGGGCTGGTTTATCCCAGAAAAGAAGGGAGGGGAGTTCACCCCCCCTCCCTGTATTTCCTTATGCTCCAGGTGAGCCAAAGATACCGCGAGGATCTGACCAACCAAACGCATAGCGTTCGCGAGCCTTATATCTCACATTACCTGTGTCAAAATCACCTTCCATGGAGGTTCTAATCGGGGTCCGATTAAAGCCTTTTACTCCATTTGGAGCATCCGTTCTGATGAACCAAGCATCGGTATCCGTCAGATAGTGGTTAACGGCATAGCCCTCCGGAACCATTCCCATGTTCCGAATAGCATTGATGTCGTTGTCCGCTGTCCCAGGACGAAGCGTCGATTCAAGCAAACGATCCGTAGTAAACTGAAGTTCCTTTGGAATTATCAGTTTCATACCTTTCACAGCAACTTTCAGACCACGCTCATCGACAAATCCTGCGATATCAATGAGAGCCTGTTCGAGACTGGTCTCATTCAGATCGGCGGCTGTCGAAAGCTCGTTCCGGAAAGTGTTACCGTTAGCCAGTGTATGAGCCGTGGAACAGAGTTCCAGCCCATCACCACCCGTATAGGTGCTGTCAAATGCATTGTTAAGAACCGCTGCGCCTTTGACCTCTTTGGTCTGACTCATGCTTCTTGCCAAAGCCCGTGTGTACCGACCAGCCAATCGATCATAAAGATTATCTTCAATTGCCTCTTCGGTGATGGAGAACGCAAGTGCAATAGTCTCCATAGTATAACGGGCAGTGTAGACTTCTTGAGCGTCATCATAAGTGATGGCGGTTCCTTCAGTCTTCGTTGGCGCTGAACCAAAGCCACTCAGCATGACCTCTTCTTCAAAAGCACGATCAGAGTTCTCCATGTTGAAGATATCTTCGTACTCTCTTCCGTATTGGTCATATTCCAAACCAAACAAGGCATTAAGGCCGGGTTCTAGCTCTTTGACTAGTTGTGCTCTACTAATAGCCATCTGTCAGCCCTCCTATATGCCAAGTGTTGAAACAGTGCCAGCCGCAGCAGCACCATTCGCGCTGTTGAAGTGGTTGTTCAACCGTACCAAAACACCAATACCAGCAGCACTGAAATCTTCATTAGACGCATCCTCAACCCACCCCAATATCCTCATATTCAAGGTGTTGGTGGTATTGATTGTAGAAACGCCCAATGTACCAGACGACATTCCAGTAGTAGTACTGCCGCTGGTAGCTGTGGCAAAGGCCGCATTTGCGAATACACCGGCTCTCGCCGTTGCCTTAGTCGTCCACGTGGCATCCGTTGCAATCGTAAAGATTTGCATTGGGTCATCTGCGACCCAAGCCTTTACTGGATGATTGCTATCAGCCCCAGAACCGGGCCAATACATCGACCACGTAGGCTTTCCAGTGGTGCTAGAGACATATTCACAACCCATGAAAGCGCCAAGCAAACCAACGGATCCTCCGGCAGCGTCACCTGTTAAATCAATGAACCCCGTACTCAGGGGGATAACAGGTTGACCTTGATAAAGGACGTTCGTATTGCCGTTGGCAATTTCATACATTGTATAGCCGCTAACACCAGTGGAGTTGGAGTTTTGGCCCATCTTAGCGATAGGTTTCAAACCCCACGATCCATTGAGATTAGCCATACCATTTGCTCCTTAAAGCAATTGTTGAAGTAAAACAGTAGTTCCTAGGTTTCTGTCCTAGGACCACCAAACGTAACACGCGATTGACGTTCCGGCTTATGAATAGCCATCGAATGATGCTGCGTCTCCTTTAGAAGATCATTATCAACCGCTTGCATTGCTTCCGAATTTTGTCTCCGGAAGTAGCTAGTTCGATCATCAACAATCTCAACAGGAATACGGGCTAACAACAAACCTCCAACACCGAAAACTCCTTCGTACTTTCCGCTATCTATCGTAGGAGCCTCAAAATCGGGGTATTCTTCCTTGCGGACCAATTCCCACCCTTCTCGCATACGGGCAGAGATATTTTTCCGGTCGTCAAATCCCCTCACTTCAGCCCTGATCCAGCGGTGTGCGAAACCTTCTGGGGGTGGAGGTGCGTCTAACATAGACGGTGGTTGCCAAGGCTTACGGTGTGATTTTGACACCCTGGTCTCGGCAGCGCGGGGAGTGCGATCAACTTTTTCCTTAGTCATGTCGTTCTCCATCAGCGTTTGTATTTCGCGTACTCGTTAAGTGGCACTCCGAGTTTATTTGCTATCGCAACTTCACTAGGAGAGAGTTTTACTGTTTTGCGTCCAGAATTGCTGGAACGAACGGCAGAGGCAACAGCCTGTTGAGGGCGGCGTCCTTCTGGTACAGAGACGGACTGTTCCACAACAACTTCACTGTTGAACTTATGCGGAAAAGCATCTCTAACTCTTTTATCAATCTCATCATAATATTCTGTAGTGCTGGTGTCAAAGCCTTCCTCTTCCACCAAAGTTCTGTGAATTCCAAAGGCTGCGAAAGTCATTGCATCATCTTCTCCAAACCATTTATTTTTTGAAGCCCATGCTTCTGCTCTCGGATCCGGTCGTACAGGTATTTGAGGTGCCTGTTGTATCGGGGCGCTCGCTTGTGGATGTTGGGCGGCTTCCTGCATACGTGTCTGTTCCGCCTTGGCCGCTCGAACTCGTTCCTCTTCGATGGCTAATTGAGCAAGTTTTTTGTTCAGCTCAACTTGTGTGCTAGTATCATTTGTAGCGATGGCGGTTTCGAGATCTTTGGTGATAGATTCCGTTTGAGAAGTAATTCTCTCCCCGTATTCGCTCACATAGCCAACATCCAGGTTATGGACGCGCCCTTTAAGAGTGCTGTTTTCTTGCTGAAGACCCTGGGCATAGGAAATAGCCGCCTGTTGCTGTCTTTCCGCCTCACGGGCCTTTTTGGTTAACTTATCTATGCGCTTTTGGACTTTGGCGCTGTATTCCTCATGTTCACCTGAATCTTCTTCAATAGAAGAAATAGAGTCTTTGTCTATTTCGACCGCTACCGATTTTCCTTCAGAAGGAAGGTCTACCGTATCTTGTTCTAGTTCTGGCATGGCTTTTCTCCATGTTTAAAAGTGCAGGATATCTTCAGGATCCTGGATGACAGCTATTACTTCATCGTCATTTAGAATGCGAACCTCACCGCCGTCAATCTTGAAACGAGCACCCGCATATCTCCCAAAAATCACCCAATCCTTTTTCGCGCACCACGCGCCCGTAGGAAATTTCTCTTCGTCTTTATAAGCCAAAGACCCCACGGCAAGGACATATCCGCAGACGGTAGCTACGGATTCTCTTTCAATAGTCTGGTCTGGGAGGAACACTCCCCCTCCCGTTTTCCCCTTCCCCCGATAGGGCAATATAAGAAGTCTCCACCCAGTGGGTTTGGGAAGCCTACCTAGCGAGCTTTCTTCCAACTTATCCGGGTCAAGAATCTTTTCTTCACGGTCTACATAAGCTTTTTCCAAGGAAACAACTTTAGCCTCGTCGTTTTGCGCTTCTTCTATAGAAACGGATGTATCTGCCATTAGACTGCCTTTTCCAAAATGTCTCTCAATTCCTGACCTATATAATCTAAAGACTCCAGGGAACCAACCAATTGCTTGTATTCTTCCATATTTTTTAAGTTCCCCCCTAACACCATGCCTGTAATTCTTTGCCTTCTTTCTTCAATGGATTTAAGTAAGTGCTCCGCAAGCAGGATTCCGTCCATTATTTCGAAACTCCTTTATCCAGTGGGATCCTCGACGCAGAGAACCTCCCAGATAGTATTATATTCATCGCCCCATCTCATTGTTTCTTCCTGATCTCCGTCCCGGTATAAAAAGGGACCCGGTAACTGGCTACAAGGAACATAGTCAATCCTTGTCGGAAGCGGCGAATTTCCGGCGCAACCGCATACGAAGATCAGAATTGCCCCTAAGATCGCGGATAGCTTTACTGGCTTCATCCATCTTTGAAGTAGCATCCTGCAAGCCCTCGCTTATTGCCTTTGCTTCTCCGGCATCCATTAATTGTTTCTGTTGAATGATACGAGCCAATATCGAGCCTAACTTTAGAATGCCTCTGAATAAGGCAATCCAACCCATTAGGATTATCCCTTCTCCCGGACTACCATTGCTACAGCGGCTGCTACAGCGGCGGCTGCCCCAAACAACATTGTCCATTGTCCTTCGTTAAACCCCATGACTCCGAGACTTGCCAGCATTGCGGCTACCCCTGCATAAGTCGATGGTTCGCTGAGTCGAGCTAAAATCATCTTCATGGTCTTCTCCTATTTTCCGTATTGGAATTATTTAGGACTACGACGGGTCTTCCTCCTGGATCTAAGTAGATCCTTGACTCTCTTCTTGCGCTTGGTTGGAGGCGGCTTTCGCACGGCTTTGATGTCCAGGACACTTCTCCTTAGTCATATGTGTAGGATTTGCCGCGAAGCGCGGCCCCAGTGCCTTTTTGAACACCCTTTTTTACGATGCCTTTTTCAGTATTAGGCGTAGCCATGTTCTTGGGTCCGTTATAGGGAACAGTTCCCTGATCCTTGATAACCGCACCCTTGGCGATAGTACCAACAGAAGGCTGGTTTCTTTTTGCAGCAGCCATGATCATCTCCTATTTTCTCGGTCTACAACAATAGTTTCTTTGGAATCCTGTTTTATCATCTCACGTTCTCGTGCGGCTTGAATACGTGCTGCGGCAATTTCTTCGGTAGAAGCAATACGTTCCTTGCCAAGAGACATTGTATTGGTTGCCTTTTGTTCATCCAAAGACAAACGAGCCTTATCAACGGCCAGTTCGTTTGCATCGCGCTGGGCGCGAATCTGAAGATCCTGTTCTTTTAATGCAATCAACGGGTCTTGCTCCCCTCCCCCACTTATTTGATTACTAAGGGCTTTTACTTCCTGCATTCCCTGAGCAATCAGTTCCGCAACCATACCTTCGATCTGTAAAACCTGTTCCTCTGTCGGCTCCTGACCACCCAGTTGCTGTTGCATCTGCGCGGCTATTTGTTCCTTGGACCGTACAGATATGTGCTCCATAACATGTTTTTGAAGCGACATCACTACCGGAGGCATTGTTCCTACCATGGTAGATGATCCAAAAACCAGATGAGCCATGATATGGGCTTCGTGGTTTTGACCTTCAAAAACAACCAGGGGCAGATTTTCCAGCGAATCGGAGTTTTCTAGTGCCGGGTCTTTCGCCACCGGCTCACCTTCCTCATTAGGCTTGAGAATCCCGTCCACGTCCTTGATCCCAATCGCCTTATACATGCGCCGGTACGCTTCATATAAATTATGAAGGTCGGGGGCGGACTTAGCGAGTTCAAGTTCGGTTTGCGCGAGGAGTACTCGTTGCGCCATCGAGAAGATGTTCGGATCAGATACAGGTATAACATCGACGCGGTCATCAAAATCCTCCGCTTTGATAATGCGTTCCGCGCCTACGACGTTGTAGGGATATTCCGGCGGCAGATAATCCGCGAAGACGTAGGCAAGAAGATAGAACTCTTCCTTCTGTGCATAGTGCAACCGCTTATGAATTGCGGACATGACCTTTGCACCCTGTTCAAGAAGTGCGATTGTCGTGCCGACCGCTGCCTGTTGATTGCCGTCCCCCACTTGCAGATTGGAAACGGCAGCAAACCTTTGACCCGCTTCCACGCAAAAGCCCATCAACTGGAATAGTGTTGGGTCCGCTCCCTTGTAAGGAAGCAGCATCAACGCATCCCGGATCGCGCCCCCCGGTGCATCAACGTCGCGGAATTCTCCCGGCGACAGCGGCTCGTCATCGTTCCGTATCCGGAGGCCACGCGCCTTGAACCCTGCGGGGAGGTTGGACAGGGTTCCGGCGTCTATGAGCTGACGAAGAGCTGCCGTCGCCGTTCGACTTAGTCCTCCAATCATGTGGATAAGACCAAGACCGTAAAAACCAAAACCGGGTAAAAACTTGAAGTGAACGAAATACTGACGCTTTCTTCTGTCAGCATCGTCCTGAAGCCAGTTGCGTTTGACACTCAGAATTTTGCCGTTGTTCTCTGAGATCGTAACAATATAAGGCAGCTTGATCCCCGTAGGCTCGCCATCGTTACCCGTGTCTTCAAACCCTGGAAGGTCCAGGTGGACGTGGCATTCCAGCAACATAATGTCGGTGTCCAGATAAGTGGCGGAAATGCCGCTTATCTTGTCCATTTCTTCCTGTACGTCGGAGGGATCCGTCTGAGTCGCGCTTACTTCAATATCCAGATAGAAACCCCCTACCTGTTTCTTCCGTAGCTCGTTCTCGGTGATCTGTATGGCGTGAGTTACGTTTTCGGCAGTTTCCAGATCCGTGGCCGTGTAGGGCACGATGAGTTGCTCTGCTGGAACGAACTTGCTGACAGCGCGGCACAGAAAATCGTCGTAGTACACTTTTTTGAAAGTGGAACCGGCCAGCGGTAAATAGAAAAGCATCTGGTCAAATTCAGGTGTGTACTCTTTCATTACACAACTGATCTGATAATTCATAAAGTGGCGGACGCGGTCGGCTTGGTCTTCCACCTCCGGCGTGATTTTTCCGATAATCTCGGTTCGTACCGGGCCACCCGCAGGAAGCAGCTCGTTGAAAGCCTGGGCCTGAAACTGGGTTACCGCTTCCGCGAGCAGCGGATGGGTTACACCAGTAGCGCCACGAAATGGCTCGCTTCGGTCTTCGTATTTAAAGCCCAGCAATTCCAGTCCCGTGCTGTAGGCTTCCTCCCAATCCTTTCGGCCATTCTTGTTGGTTTCATACTCGTCAATCAGGTTCGAAGCAATCTTCGACATTTCCTGATCAGACAGTACTTCCGCAAGATTTTCGTGGAAATCTCCCGTCCCCTCACGTTCCACTCGTGGATCAAAGTCCACGACCACGCCGCCATCTTCTTCCATCTCAATGTTAACGTCGGGGCCTTCGACGAGGCCCGGTTCTTCAACCGTAACTTCCGCCTCGCGGCCTTCTCCCACATCAACAGGAGGTAGCGCATTCTTCCGCTCCAGAAGAGACGCCGTACCAAAGTTACTGCGTGGTAAACTGGGAGATGCCATGGTTATGCTACCCTCCTGCGTGGACCCAGACTCCCAAGCCCACCCCTCATACGCCTATACCAATCCTGATCCCGGTGCCTTTTCGACAGTTCACCCATAGTTTCCCCTTCCTCACGAACACTCATGTGTCCATAGCGAGGAAGTTCACCGGCCACCGTTCCACGAGAAGTGTAACCACCATGAGCATAGTGTCCGGGACGCCTTCCCACATAACCGCCATGGGCTATGTCCTGGGGAACATGGCTTCCATATTCCGGTAACCTGTCCTCTCTCATTTCACGAGGGGGACCCCCGTAACGTGGGAAATCCTCCATGGGGGCCGTGGGTGCCATACCGCGCCCTTCCATGGGTGCCATGGGTGCCATGGGTGCCATCCTCTCCCCGGGTGCCATCCTGTTCCTGGATGCCATCCCGTAAGGCCCGGCAGCTCGCATACTTTCATCATAGGTATAGATTCGGGGGCCAGTATCCCCTGGTCGGACGCCACCGGGTTGCCCCGCTATTGCTTCAAATAAAGAGTCGGTGGAATCGGGTAAAGGTGTGGGTAAAGGTGGTTCCTCACCAGATTGCGGCATGATACTCTTCATGTATTTAAGAAAGCCGCTCCACTCCATGACTTGATCGAGCATTCGAGTGCGAGCAGTATTGTCTGCCGCTGCCTTTTTGAGACGCTCAAGGTTGTCGTATAGATATCGGGCCATTTCGACCTTAGTAAGGTCGCTTTTAGTAACTGCTTCAAAGTCGTTCCAGGCCTCATCCACTAGATCCCCTTCTGCGTAACCTAAAGGTCTAAATCCTAGTTCGGACATAACGGCTCCTCCGTGAGCAAAGATTGTGGGTTGTAAAACATTCGTCTGACTGGGGGGGAACAACAATGGGTTAAGAGAATCAAGAGGCGCGGATCCCGGTAAACCTCCCGGAGCAACGGGCGCTGGTGCCGCGAGGGGGGCGACATTAAGCGGCAGCGGGGGGAGCGTACTTAGGAAGTCACCTTGTTTACCTCCTTTTTCAACGGCATCGAAACCGTATGTATCTGCTAGAGATAGATTACCTGCGAAGGCGAAGTCAGAACCCTGAAGAGTCGTACCTTCTGTAGTGCTATCTACTACCCCTTTTATGGCATCACGTTTCTCCGCTGGAGAAAGTCCTGATAGATCAG